CTATTAGAACGGTCATTCCCTGGGAGGTGTCTTTCCCTATAAGAAACGCCACCCTATTAGACAAAAGCATGTTGTAAGATAAGATAGGATAGGATAAGTAATTATGGTGAAACGACCCTGGCAGCTTCCGGAATTGAGCAAGAAAGAAAGGAAGAGGTTAAAGAAGATGGCCAAGCTGCGGGATCCTTTTGAAATATGGATTGATCATCACAATCATAAACTGGAGGTGCTGCGCACATTGGCTGGATTGGTCAATGCCATCATTGGCTTTATGGTATTTTTAAGGGTATTTCATATAGTATGAAAAATCTAAAACATCTGCCCAGTCTGCTTTTTCAGCTATTGATTGTGATTTGGATATGGACGGGCGGACTGTTATTGATATCACTTTGTTATGCTTATTTAAAAACAAAGGAATTTATAATAAACAAGCTGCACAAATTGGAGTAAACAATTGAACAAACTGCATCTTGCCTGGTCATAAAGATATGAGCATGATGAGTATTAAAGTAGCAGATCTGGAAGTGTTGCCCGATGAATTGGTGGAACGTTATCAAAAGAATTTCAAAAAGGGCCGCCGTCATTTTCTTGACAAAATCGTGCTGCACAACATGAAGTTGGTCATTCACCTGGCCAATCAATTTTATCCTCCGTCAGGTTATGACCGGCAGGACCTGGTCATGGCAGGAACTCCTGGACTGTTCACTGCCGCTCGCAAATGGCGTCGTGTTAAAGGTGCCAGCTTTGGCACTTATGCATCTTATCACATCAAGCATCACATTCGTCGATTCATTCAAAAGAACAGTCACGTGGTCAACGTGCCATATCGTTTCAACGATGAACTGGCCCGTGCACACCGGGAGAAACGCGGACTGGAAGAATCATTGGGCCATGGAATACGGGAAGATGATGATCGATTGAGCAACTCTGCACTGCGCAGTTTTAGCCGCGTGGCCACCCGGGTGGACCTGGATAACGGAGTGGATGAAAGTGGCCAGCCATATACCATCGACATACCTGATCCGGCATGTGAATCGCCTGCTTACGGGCAGGAGGAATATAAAATATTAAACAAGCTCATCAGTGAAATGCCAGATCGTCTTCAGCTCATATTGCGGGCCCGTTTTGGTTTCACGGATATGGACCATATTCCCACACTGGAAGAATTGGGAAATATCATGCATGTGACAAGGGAACGTGTGCGGCAATTGGAGAACTTTGCGTTGAATAAACTGCGCCAGCGGCTGCGTCATCTGCAGCGCCGCGAAAATCTGGTTCTGAAATAACCTGCAGAGCAACCTTGTTAATGGCATAACCTGTCTAATAGAAAAACTTCCAGGGAATAAGCATATTCAGCATCTGCAGTTTGTTATTTTTATAAAATATAAAATGTTTTATTATCAAAATCCATTTCTTTTTTAAAAATATTTCATTACATATCAGGTGTTTACATCTTTTTTGAAAAAAATATGTTGAATTGTTTTCAGAATCATTTATATAAGAAATATGACTATCACATATCTGGATGAAGTTGCAGGGAAGAAAGCGGCAGATGCTGCTGTTCTTGCAGTTTCTGAAAAGAATAATAATATTGGAGAAGAAGATAATATGAATGCAACAAATACTGAAACACGTCGGGGCCGCAAGAGCGAAGGTAAAACATGCAAGTTGGTATGCCTGATCACAGGCACCACGCGTACCGCCGGTAGCGGTTACCTGGGAACCAAACCTGCAGAGTTCAAGAGCCAGTACATCTGCCGTCCAGCGCTCAAGCTGCTGCGCCAGGGACTGAATGTGCAGCAGGTACGGGAACAACTGAATGCCGGGGCTGGTCTGCCTGACATCAGCAATGAAGTGCTGCAGAGCGCCATCAACCTGAACGGCAAGCACAAGAAATAAAATATATGAAATACACCTACAAGAACCGTCAGCCAGTGGCTGCGGTCCTGGAACCAGGCGTTCATCGTTTGACCATTGATGATGCTCGTTTGACCACCAGCCGCGCCGGGAACGAAATGCTGGAAGTGAAGATGCAGGGTCCCAACCGTACATTTGTTTGGGACTATCTGACGTTCACTGAACGGGCAATGTGGAAAGTTGATTCTTTTTTGCGCTGCTTTGAAAGTCAGCCAGAAATAGATGAAGCTATCGACTTTGACCAGCAATTTGCCGACGATTTGATTGGTGCCAGCGGCGATGTTCAGGTCAGCGTGATTGATTATGAGGGCAAGAAGAAGAATGACGTGGAAATGTATCTGGCTCCTCAAAATTCAAAAAACCTGGTCAAAAACACCAAGAAGACCATCCGGCAAATTTAACAGGATAAATTAATTTATCCGGATTAATTTATATTATCTTCCGTGAACAATGGTACCGTCTTTTATCATTGTTCCGACCGATAGGATAGTGGTCTCATATCCCAGCGGAAGATAGTATATTTTATATAAAAAAAAACATAAAAAAGGATATAAAATGAAAACAACAGTACAAAAAGTAAAAATTGAAGCAGATGCTCATACTATGACCAATCTGGAATATGAAACCACTGGTCCCATGGGTGGTGATACAGATCATGGAGGCAAAACCAACCTGGTTTTGAATTTGGGTCATGGTGCTCATGTAATGATCAATGATAAAAAAATTAAAGATCATTCCAATTTGGATCCCCTGAAAATCAACATTCAGGTTACCGGGGACTGGGAAATGCTTGGTCTGGAGCAGGCGCTTCAAAAACTAGGCGAAATGCTGCCCAATCCATCAGAGCTGGAAAAGGATTAATTTATATTATCTTCCGTGAACATGACCCATCGCATGTTCCGACCGATAGGATAGTGGTCTCATATCCCAGCGGAAGATAGTATATTTTACTAAAACATATCCCAAAAGGGACATGCCAAAAAAATCAACAGGAGATGACCATGGGCAAACCTGTCTGAAGGGCAAGTTGCTCTATTAGAAAGATTGCACCATAATACACATATGAACATTTTGAAAAGATTATATATTTTATTTCCAATAGCTTTCTGCAGTTGCACTGGCATGCGCGGCGGAAGTGACAGTGACACTGGATTGTATCCAGGAGCGGCGACCGTGGCGGGCAGCACGGTCGTTGGAGCAGGAACAGGAGCTGCCATTGGTGCATTGGCCGGTCCTCCAGGAGCTGCCATCGGAGCAGTAGCTGGAGCGGCTGCAGGTGCAGGCGTTGGACTGGGTGTGAACGCCGTTAACAAACAAAACCAAAGTTACGTGGTGGCACCGCGTGATCCCGTCAACCGGAACTATGTGATCAACCCGTACAATAAAAATGAAAAACTATATGTGAAAGATGCAGCAGAAGGAAAAGTGATGCGCGATCCAGTGGGTCGAACATATGTGGTAGGGCCCTAACATGAGCGAGATCCTGGTATTTGTTTTAACCGTCATACTCTGCAGCACAGGTCTGAACACTTGCCGGGGACTGTGGCCATCCAACATCAGCCCGGTGATACCCCATAACATCACATATGTGATGGCACCACGGGACACATTCAACCGTCATTACGTGATCAACCCATACAATCCCAATGAAAAACTGTATGTGGGCGACGCTCCGGAAGGAACACTAAAAACAGATCCCATGGGTCGAACCTATGTGGTAGGGCCCTGAAAGGAAAAACAAATGAGCTCATGGACCAATCATTATTCAAATTCAACCCAAGCACACATGCAAAACAATGTTGGAAGACAGATAGAATTTAAGGATGATAACGGTGATGTTTGGAATGGCATTATACAAAGTGTCAGCAATGAACAGCATTATCGCGTCATGGTAAATCATGCCAGCATCTGGGAATGGTATGTTCTGTCTGATGCTGTAAAATTTATATAATATTATGCATCATCATTTCGACGATAGTGAAATCTTGGTGATGGCCCATGCAGCATTGGCTGCCCTGCAGCAACCCGATTTGGCAGAAGAGCTGCATCTGGAATATGATCTGGGTGATGATTTCATCCAGTCACTCAGAAACAAATGCCGCAGGTTGATCGATCATCACGCGTGAAGCAGGCACCTTAATTTCTGCTTCGCCCATAATTTAGCACGAGCATCTCCAGGAGAACTGTGTTCCCGTCAACTGTAAGACTCTTACAGTCCCGTTTTTTTCCAACCAACTGCAGTATTGTTGTTCCCTCCAATTTTTCTGAAGAGCTCGTATGAGCTCATATGGGTCCATATGACCTGTTGGCTTAGGGCAGTCGACTGCACCAGCATCTGAGCGCCACCGGATCAGGGTGGTGCCGGGAAACACTGCTTCATGCCCGGGCGCCCGGAAACCAGAACATCATAATGATATGATCTCCGGAATGATCTCCGCCCAGATTTATCCCTTTCAGGACATGTTTTTGAAAAAAATATAAAATATATAATCTTTTTCTTTCTAAATAAAACAAATGACCAAAAGGAAGATTTTGCAAAAAAAGACTTGTAGAGATAAAAAAAGTGTGCTCAAATGCCAAAATCCAAAACAGGAGAACCCAAATCAAGTGAGAATGACAAGCAAGCTCAGAAGCAAGCTGAAGAATCTGGTCTGTGTCGGACAAGATCTTTGGCGTGTATTCAACAGAAATGGAGATGCTTATTATTGCAAAGATCCCATTCTTCTTGCAGATACTGTTTATCGCAGGAAGTATAGTGAAGTGAACATACAAAATCTAAACGGCCAGTATATCAAGCAATATTTGATAACAGGCAAAAAAGACAAAACAGAAAACAAAGGAGTAATATGAAGAAGATAAAGAAGAGCAACCCCAGTCGTAAAATGATCAGCGATTTCATCGAGGAGTATTATCCTGATGAAGCAAACAAGATACTATTGGCAGATAATTTTGATGGAGCATTCGTTGGTATTGGAAGTAGCCATGGTGGAAAGAATGTGGCCATCTATGACCGAGCCAAATGTATTCGCATTTTGGAGAAGGATATGAGTCCGGATGAAGCTGAAGAGTTTTTCAGCTACAACACCGAGGGTGCATATGTGGGAGATTATACCCCAATCTTCATGCATAAGGTGGGCTAATGGTGGCTATTAGTCCATCTACTAACCCATTCCAACCCATAAAATATAAAATTATTTTCTTGTATTATTTCCAAAATCTGTCATTCTGCATCCCATGAGCAACACAACTACAACGACCCCTAACAGCGGAGCGGTGATGAATCTCTCCCACGACGAAACCAATCTTACCAAGGTTAGCGAGATCGCTATTCCCGATCTTTTCAACCGAAGATTAAAAACTGGAAACGAAATGTTGGATAAAGTATTTGGTGGCGAAGGTTTGCTACCATCTACAGTTTTTACTCTCGCGGCTGGTGCTGGTCTTGGAAAGACAACCTTCCTCCTTCAAATGTTGAACAGCATGACCAAGGTGGGAATCAAAACAGCTTATATCTCTGGCGAAGAAAGCCGTGAGATGTTGGCATATACTTGTCGGCGTCTTGGTTTGAAGGATGTGAACATCGCTATTCAAACTGATGTAGACAAGGTTTGCGAACTGATGAGCCAAGTGGATGTGCTGGTGGTGGACAGCTTTCAATGTCTCTCATCTTCTCGCAAGATGAATGCGAGGGAGAAAGAAAGCTATTGTCTCCACGAACTAATTAAAACCAGCAAGAAAACCGAGTGTGTTCTTGGTATCGTGCTTCATGTTACCAAGAGCAACAACTATCGGGGTTCGACTCTGATTCCTCATGCCGTGGATGCAAACTTCATGATGCGTTCGGGCGTGACTGATGAAGATGTTCGGGTGATCTACAGCACCAAGAATCGTTATGGCAAACTCTACAATGTGGAATTGCGTCTTGGACATAACGGATTCGATTTGGATAATGCAGTCCGTATCAATGATGGAACTGCCCCTGCTCCGATTGACCCTCGCAAAGTGCGTTGGCAAGAGGATTTGAAAAAGGTTCTATCGCTTGCCGAGCCAATGACCCAAACCGATGTAACCAACGCTGTAGATGGAAATGTTCAGCGGGGTTATCTCATCATCCGACAACTCATCCGAGAGGGCAAGGTGATGAAGGAAGGTCGGGGAGAAGAAGCAGTCTACAAACTTACCGATGCTGGCAAAGCCAGTCTCGCCCAAGCCAATGAAGAAGGTGCGGGTGAGGGTGAGGAAGGTGGAGATGATGTTGGTGAAGCAGGTGGTGCTCAAATGGAGGGTGGGGTTTAATCCCCCACCTTCCATATAGGAGGACAAATGAAATACGGAAATGAAGAACCAGCACTCATAGTCAAAGTGAAAAACAAATGGGTGATGACCCGACTCAATAGCGTGAATGGTGTTATCACCAGCACACACAAAACCCTTAAGGAAGCCAAAGCATATGCAACCAAACTGGAATACAAATATGAAGTGGGCAACAAAGCGTGGGCAAACGTATGAAAGAAAATATAAAATATAAAAAGTTATTGGACGAGAGTGTGGACATACTTGCAGAGTTGATGAGCCAAGCTGACGAGGATACTCCGCACCATTGTCGCACCCGACACTTTGATGAAAGCATGATGACTGCCCATGACTTCATAACAAAATATAAGAGGGAAACCAAATGATGGTGGTTAATTATGTTGCAAGAATGTGGTTTCAAATGGAGACACCTATCGGAACTTTTGATAATATACCGATAGATGAATTGTTAAACATGGCACAGAAAAGAATTGACTATTTGCGAAATCATCCTCAAGATGCAAATGAAGCGTTCGATTATGAGGACAGTTATACAACAGAAAAGGAGACTGCATGAAAAGAGCAACTGAAGTTTTGGAACAAATATTAAAAGACTATAGGGAACTGATCATGCATGGTGATAATGATTTGTGGAATGAAAGATTGATGGCGAATATAATGGATGCCCAACAAGCTTTAGCAAATGAAAAGATGCGGGGCAGATATTTGGCTGAACAATATGAGTTTGATTTTAGAAAATAATTGACAATCAATCCAGAAAGGTATATAAGGATAAGAACATGGTAGATCGAGTAAACATTAAAGTGACTGAACGAGACAGACAAAGCAACGATTCGTTTGCTCGTTGTCTAAAGAGATTCAGCGGTAAAGTGCAAGAAGAATGTGTGATCGAAGAAGCCCGAATGCGATCAAAGAAGATGAAGAGCAAAGCATTCAAGCAAGCCAAGCAACAATTAAAACAAAAGATGTGGGGCGATTACAAATGGAAGCCCCCATTCAAGCACGATAAACGAATAGGTCATACGGAGTAGCGTTTTCGCCTCCGTCGTCTAACTGGTCAAGACCCACGACTTATACTCGTGAAGCTCTAGATGTGAGCGCAATATTGGTTCGAATCCAATCGGAGGTATTTGGGCAAATAGCTCAACGGTTAGAGCAGGGCACTCATAATGCCTTGGTTGGGGGTTCGAATCCCTCTTTGCCCATTATTTTATAAAATTATTTTCTTGCAACTTGGTTGATTTTTTGTTAAATATGCGGACGATGGGGAACAGACTTTTTTGGGCAGATACCGAAGTGGCCAAACGGGGCAGACTGTAAATCTGCTGGCATTCGCCTTCAGTGGTTCGAATCCACTTCTGCCCAATTATTTATTATTGACAAAAAAATCAGATAGTATACAAAGCGCATAGTTCTTTCCGCAATGAGTGAGGATGACTTCCTCCATAAGAGCCATTGAAGCCCCAATGCCCAGAGTCTGAGGCAAGTAGATGTGGGTATATATTCTCTTTGATTCTAGAGCAAAGAGAGCGGAAAGAATGTTCTTGACATTTTGCAAAAAATTCAGCAGTCTGAACTCATGAAAAATAGATTAAGCAAAACATTCGAAAAGCAACTGCTATCAGAGTTTGACAAAGAAACCATTGACAGCATCAATCATTTTCTTAATGATTTTGAAAAGATGTATAACACCATTAGATTGATGAAATATATTGAAGATCCCAAGAAGCTGGATGGTGATTGGAATCCAGAGTGGGGAACCAAACCAGATGCTTGATGTTACAGAAATGAAACAGCAAGCCACCCGAAAGGTGTGGATGGTGCTGGAAGAGCTGAACGAGGAGTATGGTGCCGAGTTCGATTTTCCACGAATTGAATGGGTGGTGTGTGGTACCACAGCCGGACGTGCATGGTTGGGGCAATGGCGCATCCAGCTGAATGAACAGCTTTGCAAAGAGAATATTGAGGACTTTATAAATGATACCATTCCTCATGAAGTGGCTCATCTGGTTGCTTACAAGGTTTTCGGGGACGATGGTCATGGAGATGGATGGAAAAGCGTAATGCGGGCACTGGGATTGAATCCAAGCAGGTGCCACAACTATGATACCAGCCGTGTAGAGGGCAAACGAAGCCGAAATAGCATGTTTCGATAAAAAAATATAAAAAAATCAGTTTTTTCTTGATTTTTTGCATCATTGTGAGATACATAATGATGTGAAACAAACGGGCAAACACAAGACTGAGTGTAGCAAGCCCGTTAAACAGACCGAAGAAGACCGCATGATTGAAAACAGCGGAGACACAGGGATTGACTTTTTAAGCGTTTTTAAGGATATATTTACAAAATAAAAACTTTATATATTTTATAATATATTGGTTTTTTCTTTACATTCGCTAAATAGTTTTATGAATACAAAACTATTAAGATGGTTAGCCCCAGTACCTTTTGCTTTGTTGTTATCCAGCTGCGCAAGCAACAATAGCGGACCCAACTCCAGTTCCAGTTCCAGTACTACAACCAATGTTCGAAATGCTGTTGAACAGGCACTGCCCTATATCAAGCCTGCTGTAAACATTGCCTGCACTGCAGTGTTGGAAGGTGCCGTGAGCCCAGAAGACCGGGCGACCAAAGCCAAGATGATTCATGACGTGGCCAATGTGGTTCGCAGTTTGAGCAATGGTGACGTGCCCAGTGTTGAAGATCTGGATGATGCTGTGCAGAACTTCCTGCCGGAGAAAACGCATTGGACAAACTTTGCAAACAGCTTGAGCGACATTTACAAGGATCTTTACAGCAAGATCGGAGACGATCCCACCCTGGCCCTGAAAGTGTTGAATGCAATCGCAGATGGCTGCGTGAGCGCGACAGCCGGTTACGTAAAATAATGTCCGACGAATTTGGTGATATTGTAGAAAGCATCTACAAAACATATTTCACAAAATTCTGGGGCCAGGAAGACTTCAACGAGCTGAAACAAAAACGGTTAACCTTTCAACAAAATCAGCAGATCTATGACATGCTCACTGACCATGGATACAAGTACGATTTGTTGCATCGCACATATACCTGTCCGCACGGGCATCCGGTGTTGAATGCAGAATACATTTACGAAAATCTGAAGAGCAAAGAAAATATTGAAAAACTTGAAAAAGAATAATCATCATTACAGATCCATTAACTGGTACCATCCTTTCAATTTCATTGGCCGCAGAAGCGACGATGATGGCGGAGCTGATTACGGGTTTGATTTGGATCTGCAAACAGCGATTAGCTTCGGTCATTATGAGTATGGTTATGTTTTGTTCGTGCGCATTTTTGGATTTGGATTTCAAATCCACTGGTTGGAATTTTAAAGAAAAGTGTTGACGGTGGGCCGCCATTTGATACAAAGGTAATATGCCAAGACCATGCCTGCGCTGCAAATATCGTCCGAAACCCAAAGCAACATTTAAACTCAAATTGCCAAAAAAATTAAAAAAATGATTTGAAAAAAGATAACTATTTATGTGGAAAATTTTACAGATAAAGAAAAGCAACTTTTGATTTATATCGGTTATTTGATCATGGATAGTGATCGTTTGAATGCAAAAATAATGAAAGAAGTGTTTGAGGAATTCGATTTTGATCCCACAAATATTGCCGATGGATTGTTGGAAAAGCTGACGGATCTGGTATAAAGGATCCGGCTCAGTAGTCCAACGGCAGAGACAGAGGACTTAAAATCCTTCCAGTATGGGTTCGAATCCCATTTGAGCCACTTGATTTCATCTTGCCATATGTTACTATGCTTTTAGTTCTTTCTCCTGT